GGCCCAAAGAGAATACCGTCGACCATACCAGGCGGGACTTCGTTGTTCGACGAGTTGCCGACCCGGTGGGATTCGATGATTTGAAGGCGGGGTTCGCCGCCGGGGCCACGGGTCTTGATGATGAAGCACTCGCCGTCACGATCCATCAGGCGGCAGCAGATGTGCTGGAGTTCAAAGAACGAGAATCGCCCGGTGATGTCGCAAGCCCGAGCTGCCCATTGCTTGAAGTAGGCTTCGGCGGAGTCATCCCACATCTCGTCGCCCGACTGTGCCTGGGGCTTGATACCGTTGCCGACCGTGTACAAGGCCATGTCGGCCAGCACTTGCCTGATAAGACCCGCATTGAGTTCCAGCCAGCGCATCTTGCGCGTGGTCTCCATGCGGTCGAAGACCGTCATGGTCTTCTTGAAGTCCTGCGGCCAAGACGACCAAATCCAAGAACGCTTGTTGCTGAACTTGGCGGACTCGAAGTTCGAGAAGATGCCCGGGCCTTGTCCTCCACCCGACGCCTGCTTCTGCGGTGCCGTGTTACGGGCTACGCTCGGCGTCTTGGGTTTCTTCACCTGCGGTAGGGCAGGCTTGCTCGGCTTTTTCGGTTTCATCAGAATCCTCGGAAGTTATTGAGCATATTGATCACCCGGACACGGTCGACTGAACCGTAGGTCTGGGGGTCTTTAACCATCAGCGCGTAGCGGCATTCCACCAAGACGGTGGAGATGTCCATCGGGAACTGCTTCACCACGGAGGTACCCGAATCGGAGTACTCCATCATGGTCTTCCCCTGTTTCAGCAATTCCTTGGCTTTGTCGACAATCTCAATGATGTCGCAAATATCAAAAATAAGGAAGATACCTTGGGGTCGTGCCATTTGCGTTTAGCCCTGTGTAAAAGGGGCCGTCTGACCCAACCCATGTACGATCCACAAGAGCCACCCGTGGTTTTTACTGAAGGGCCAGACGGCTTGTGGCAACTCTACCCTTGTGGCTATGTCGGTCAAGCGGTTTCTTCCTCGACCTGTTTTTCGTCAGGCTTACGGTCTTCCGGCTTACCGTTACGGTTCTTGCCGCGCCCGATGAGCTTGGCCATAAGGGCTGGCAGCATCCCGATGATCTCGGCGTCCCATAGGTGATTCGCTCGGTCGCCGATAGGAAGCCAGATGGCCTGCCCGTTGGCCTGCCGAGTGCGATGCTCCGACTGCATCTGCTTACGGTACTCGTCGCCGGCGTCCTCGGGGTAGGTGTGATGCCCTGCGCGTCGGAGGCGGGAGATAGAGTCCTTGAAGTACAAGTTGGAAAACAGGTACAGTTTGCAGGAGGTCTGGCCGACTTGGATCACCTTGGCTCGGGCGTAGGGGCGATAGGCCACCTTGATGCCGTAGGGCGTCTGGATACGCCAAGGGAACTCGTTCTGGCCGGAACCCTTGGTGGCGTTCCAAGCGTACTTTGCACACATACGGTAAACGGTGTCGGTGTTCGGGCCGTCACCCGAGTCGACGAACACAAAGAAGTCGGAGACCTCCAGTTTCCTCTGGGCTTCGCGCAACTGGTCTTCGGTTTCGCAATAGCCCCATTGCACCATGCGGGACTTGCCGTCCAACGCCCAGGCACGGACGATCCAGTAGAAACCCTTACGCTGCACGTCGACCGCCATGAAACGGAGCCGTGCATACTGCTTGGCTTTCTTGTACTCCTCCTTGAACGGCGGTTCGGCGAGCTTGCTATCGACCATGAACGCCTCGGCATCCCATTCGTCGAGCATCTTGTAGCCCTGCGGCATCACTTCGCCTCCGCCGTCGTCCGGGTCATCAGACCAACTGAGGGCCAGCCTCTTCTGTTTGAATTCACGACGGGCGACATCGTCACCGTGTTCCTCAAAAGCCTGCTTGGCACGAATCGCCATCTCGGCGAGCTTGCCCCAGTCCAGACCCCATTGAGCGCAGAGTGAGTTCCAATGGAATCCGACGACGCCCTTGGGAGCGTTCTGATTCATGGGCGTGTACTCGCCAGACAGGTTGAGTTCGGCGCGAACCTCAAAGGAGTCCTTGTAGCGGTGCTTGCACGACTTGCATTCGTAGGTGCAGCCAGCCTTGACCTTGTCGAGGTTCCAGCCGTTCGGCTCCCGTGCGTCTTCGGGATAGATCAGTTGCTCCCACTCGTAGGCTTGGCGCGTACCGCATTGCGTACACTTGAACGTCCACTCCCGGCGGTCGGATTGGTTCCACAGGTCGGTAATGTCGTCGCCTTCGACGCCTCCTTGCGAGACGAGCAGCGACTTACCCTGCCAGATGAAAGCCGTGCGACGCGCAAGGGCTTCGTTTAAGTGACCCTTTGGCCAGAGCCAGACTTCGTCACCGCCGAGGAAGCGAATGGAACGACGCTGGAGGTTTTTCTTGTTGTTCGCACCTAGCACCCAGACGGTGTTACGCTCAAAGCGGGTTTTCTTCCATTGGTTGCGTTCGGAGTCCTCCATCTTGCACAGCGTAGCCGGCGTGGCTTCCCACATTGGACGGAGGCGATCCTTCTGCCAGTCCTGTGCGTTGTCGTCGACGTCCTGCAAGAGCAGAGTCGGCCCAGGCGAGCGAGCTGGGATAAAGGTCGACCACAGTTCCAGCAGGGATGACTTCCCCATCTGCACCGCGCCGAGTACGACGACGGTAGTAATCTCTGGGTCGGTCAACGCCCGCAGGATGGGAGCAAGGAACGGCGTGGACTCCACTCGGAACGGCCCGGGCTGCGGCGAGCCTGGTACTTCGCGCACGTTCGCCTCCAGCCATTGCACGATATCGCCTTCGGGGTCGGGCGTCATCATCGCTCGGATGTGAGCCTCGAAAGTATCGACTGTATGCGGGTCGATGATCATTCGACCTCGTCGACGGTCTCTTCGTCGTCGTTGGCCATTTCAATCGGGTCTTCGGTGTCGACTTCCTTGACGACGGCTTGTTCAGCGTAGCCGGCGGCAGCGGACAGGCGTTCCAGCATCTTCTTCACCTCGTCGTCGATGGCCTTCATGGCACGACCCGGATTGTCGGGGTTGACCCTCGACGCCAGTTTCGTGCCGAGCTGAGTAACCTCCTCACGAACCTGCGCGAACACTCTTCCGAATCTTTCGATGGCGGTCTGGGTGCGGATGTACTCCCGGCTGGCAATCTGTCGGGCTTGGAGTTCCTTCTCCAGCGTGACCAGCGTCTTCACCAACTTGTCGTACGTCGCATAGGACTTGCTGGCGTCGGGCGAGTTACTCCCAAGGTCGTCTAGGTACTGCTGGTAGGCCAGAGCCTTCAGTTCGCGCTGACGCTCGACGGTCTCATTGAAGTCCTTATCGGGGCGGACGTTGTTGCCCATGCGACCGGCACCCCGTGCCATGTACCAGGCTTCAGCGGACTCGATTGAGTCGATGGGCATCCCCGCTTGAATGAACTTGTTGATAGCCTGCTTGGTGACACCGAAACGTCCGGCAAGGTCGATGGGGCGTGGTCGGTCGCTCACTTGAGTTTCTTCCTCCGGGCGTTGGACAGTTTCTTGCAAGCGGCGTCGGACTTCATGTACAGAGACGGCGGCAACTTCAGGTTACGTTGGATGGTCTTCACCCGCGCCGAGATTGCTGCCCGGGTCAGGTTGTGCTGATTGGCCAACGCAGTCATGGTCGGCTGATCGGGGATGCCGAGGGCGAGCTTGATGCAGGTGCCGTGCAGCCGTACTTCCGCATGGGTCGACAGGTCGATGACGGCAATCACCTTGCGTAGAATGTCCAGCACCTCGTCTTGCGTGAAGGTTCGGTCGCTCACTTGCGTTTCGTTCCTTTCGCGCATCCGCCATTGCACCGCTTGCACTTGGTTGATGTCGTACCCTTGGCCCCAGCCGCCTTCGTTAAAGTTTTCTTCGCCACCTTCGCAGGCGTCTCCATCAGAGGGTTCACCAGAAAAATACCGATGCGCGAAAGGCACTCCTGCGTCCTCGGGTCGATTGGGATTAAAGCCAGCCGCTTCCAACGCCGCCCTTTCCACTTTGGACAGTCGTTTCCAGAACCTTTGGTATTCGTCATAGATTGACATCGGAGTTTGCTGGAGGGTCGACCCCCAGAAGGTATTCGATCTTGGATACGACGGTCAGCATTACGGCTGCTTCGTGAATCAAAAGTTCGGCTACCTCCTCGTCCTTGTGCCGGTCGAGGATGTCGGCAGCGCGGACGATGTTCAGCCCAGCGATACGACGGAGTTCCGCCAGTTCGCTTACGAAGGTTTTTAGTTCCTCTGGTTGTTCTTGGAAATTGACCACACCTTCATCAATGTGCCTAACCTGTGAACAAGTCAACCCGCCTACCCGTGCCGTGGAAATATCAAACCGTTGTCATCCCGACCCAGCATCCCGTGACGCATGGCCTTGCGAATCTTGTTCCAGGCGTCCTTCTTGGTCAGCGGCTCGTCGTAGCACCTTCCCCACTCGCCGGCGAACAGGTCTCGGAGTTCGTGGGCGCGGTAGCCCTTGTCGGCAGGGATCAGGTTGATGACCGCCTGGACGAGCTGGGCGGCTTCATCCGACTTGGCCGTCCGGGCGTCGTTCAGTTGGCCAATGTGCTGCCTCATCCGCTCGGGGGACAAACGCCACGCCCTAGCCCACGGCGACTCGGGACGCCTGGTGATCGGCGGCTGGCCTGCGCGGCGGCGGAAGGGGCGGAAGGGTTGGCTCATTGGGAAGACATTATGGCTACGCTTCCAAGCGTAAAGCCAATAATGGTCTGACCATTATTTACTTTGTCTTATCTACCTTTAGGTAGATACAAAGTAAATGAATTGTCTATATGTATTGCTACTGTGGTTGCTACTGTGGTTGCTATAACAACACATATAGCCGGACATATCAATTTGAATGGTTTTCGCAGGTTTACCCCCATGTTTTTAGTGGGGTCGGGCGGGCTTCG